GACGAACAAATCGCATTCCACTCGATGGTTTACAGGTGGCCGTCTCCATACCAGCCCTACACCTGTAACTCCTCCCCCTCACGTCTCGCCCCGGCCTAGCCGGAATGCCGATGTGAGGTGGAGGGGAGGGGGTGAAACTCCCCCAAGACCTCCCCGCGGGGAGATCCGTAAGCCCTGGAAGGGGCTAATGCCCCTCCCCACGGCCTTCCGCCTCCTGGGTGCCCCGCTTTGCGCTCGCGCGCAGGCGAAGGTGTCCAGAGCGGATTCTCTGTGGGGAAGGGGTCTCCACCGCCTCCGTCGCTTGGCGCGGAGGTTGCTTCTCGAGAGGGCTGATGAGCCATCGGGTTGCAAACGGAGGAGAAGGGCAGTCCTCTACGCCAGGAGGGCGTTGAGGTCTGCCACGGAGGAGATCAGCGCTGGTGTCGCGCTGATGGAGGGGACGACCCGGGAGGGCGTCCGGGTGCGGGGGGCCTTGGGCCTAGCACCACTGGAAGGGGGGGAGTGTTACTCCCCGGATCACTGCGGGCCGGTCTCCCGCAGGGGGTGCCTCTTTGTGTTCCGGCTGGGCCGGCCACTGAGGTGTTTCAAGGGTGACCCCCCGGGGTACATTTCGTACACCCGGCGGTGTGAGGCGCGTGACAAGTGGCACGCGTTCCACAAGCTCCTCGTGTCCGCCCTCGCTACCGAGGTGCTGACCGGGGTGCCCCTGATCCGGTGGGTCTTTCGCCGCCTCCCTCACCACTCCCCTGGCTACCCGGCCGTGGCCCATGCCTGCCTCCAGATCAAGGAGGTGTGCATGGTCGCCCGCAGGTGGGCCCTGGAAGATGTGAGGGACCCAGACGGGGACCGGAGGACCTTGGAGCGCGCAGGCTTGTCCCTGTCTCGCGCCCAAGCCCTCCAGTTCTCCTACTGGGGGCGGGCTCTCCCCGCGCCGATCCTGGATCGGCAGGAGGCGCGGCGGGTGGCGGAGATGACTTGGGCTGGGCTCCATCTCCGCTCACCCGATCCACGCTACGAGGGTGACCCCCTCTCCTGGAGGCAGAGGTGCTACCGCATTCTCTGCCTCCGCCCCACCTCCTGGCGGTGGAACCTCTCCCTTTCGGAGTCGGCCTGCCTGGAGATGAGGGGGAGGGAGGGGGGCCAGAGGGGGTGGCTGCTGGAGTCCATCCGGCATGGCCTACCCCCTTCCTCCTATCGCGACCGGTGCCTGGAGAGGAGGGAGATCCTCCTCCGCCAGGCGCGGGACATGGCCGCGACGGAGGTCCCCGTAGTGGAGGTGCGCCCCTGGGAGTGGGGTGTGGATGGGGAGAGACCGGAGGGGATGACCTACCGGCAGGAACTCGAGTTCCGGGCGGCTCACGAGATGGAGCAGCCGGAGCTCGATGCCTCCCGCCGGCAGGCCGAGGCCATCTACTGGTCGTGCGTGGGGCACCTTGGTCCCTACCTCGACCACGCGGTGGTCTGTCCCTTCTGGTCGGGGGGGGTCTGCCAGGAGGCAGACCTCCACCCGCCCACCGCCCTCCTCCCCCTTCCGGAGGATGGGTTCAAGACCCGAGTGGCGACCCTGCACGAGGCGGCGTTGATTTACGTTGCCCGTGCCTGGTCGGCCCCCGGCTTCGCCACTCTCCGCTCCATGCCCTCGGAGCGGAATGGCGTTGTCGGGGAGCCTGTGGAG